TAATAAACAATGCTTTTGGCCATGTAGTTATAACAGGTGAACTTTTAAATATAACAACAGACCCAATAGACGGGCTAACACCGACTACAGGAGATACTATATACTTAAAGTCAGGAGGAGGTCTTACACTTACCAAGCCAACAGGTGCAGGAAATGCGATACAAAACTTAGGTCTTGTAGGTAAAGTATCTGGCGGTAATGCTGGATCTATTACTGTAGCCTCTATAATGAGGCAAAATGACGTGCCTAATCTACCAACAGGTAAAATATGGGTTGGTGATGGAAACACCATAGTTTCAGATACAGTTTACTTAGACGAGACTAATGAAAGAATGGGGATTGGAACGATTGTTCCAAGCCAGGAACTTCACGTAGATGGAAACGCCAGGTTAACTGGTCTATTTTATGATGGATCTAACTCGGGTGGCACTTCAGGGCAAATACTATCTTCAGACGGAGGTCAAACCGAGTGGATAGACGGATCAGCTATACCAGGCGTTCCAGCAGGTTCAGGCACTACAAACTACCTAACCAGATGGACGCCTGATGATAACACTTTAGGTATTGGAGTTACTTATGATAACGGAACAAACGTCGGTATCGGAACTACTAGCCCAAGCTATAAACTAGATGTTTCAGGAGATGCATATATAGATGAAACTTTAAATATAGAAACTACAGTATCTGGAACTCTAGTTTACGGGTACTCTGGCGTAGGAGCTGGAAATTTAGTTGTTGGTGGATTTAATCTTGCAAGTTTTACACCAGCTGTAATAACACTAATGAATCAAGATACCACCATAAGCCCTAGTCAAGATCTAGGTGTTTTACAATTTGGAGGTAAAGACGATCAAACAAACGGGTATGCTAATGGTCAAATAATATGCACTACAGCTGTAGGCGCTGGTAGTGGAAATACTGGAGGTGGTATATTTAGATTTTTACTTTCAGGTAATACTACTGGAAGTGGTCCAACTGAAAGAATGCGTATTACAAATACTGGCAACGTAGGTATTGGTACGACTAGCCCTAATGAAAAGCTAGAAGTAAATGGTTCTGTAAAAGCAACGGCATCAACTGACGCTTATAAGGGATATATCAAACAGACTATAGCTACTATTGCCAATGAAAAAGGTGCTGCAACTGCTAATTATAACCTTATTCCATATAACACTCTTACTACAACGACTAGTAATCAGTACTACAATAGAATGGCCGCTGCTTATGATGGTAGAATTAAAAAAGTATATATTGTAGATACCGGAGGTACTACACCAGATGCAACCGTAGTTAATCTTAAGAGGCAAGTAAATAACGTAACATCATCAACAGTATATAGCGCAACTGTGACGGGTTCAGGTTCGGGTATGTCGGCAGTTTATAACTTCGCAGATAATGATTTTACTTTTAACGCAGGAGATATTTTTGGTATTTTATACCAAACAACAGATTCCGGTGGTAATGCTAAAACAATGGGAGGTGTTGCTATAAACATAATTATTGAATATAATATAACTTAATATGGCTAATATAAACGACAACATAAGAACAAAAAAGCTTTATAAAAGCGGAGATACTTCAAAAGCATATAAAGATTCTAATGGAGAAATAGTTGTACCTTCAAGCGTAGCGTCGGAAATAGCTGCAGTATCAGATATAACAGAGCTTCTTAATGACCATGATAACTACTCAAAGTCAATATATCTTTTAAAAGAAATAGAAAATATTAGATTAGACCTAGAAGAGCTACATACATTTATTAAAAATGCTTTTGGAAAAGACTCAACAAGTGCGGCATCCAAAGGAGAAAAAGGTGATACTGGACTTACAGGGCCTCAAGGGCCTCAAGGGCCTCAAGGGCCTCAAGGACCGCAAGGAGCAACTGGAGCAACGGGTGTAGCTGGAGCTAATGGTTCTAATGGAAAAAACGGTGCTGATGGTAACAGCCATTTAAGTGGTGTGACTAGCATATCGTTTAACCCTAAAGCTAATAGGTTGCAAGTTAATATAGGTGGAACGGTGTACAACTTTGCACCATCAAAATAAATTGTATCTTTGCATTAAAAAATTATGATAACTTACGATTGGAATTGCAAAACAGTAGACGTTTATCCTGTAAATGGAGATAACTCGGACGTAGTGTATAACGTACACTGGATAGCAAAAGGAACTACAGAACAAGAAGGTGTAGCTTATTCAGCTACAAGTATTGGTACTCAGATATTGGATATTAGTGATATCACCAACTTCATTCCTTTTAAGGACTTGACAAATGATGAGGTTGTAGCTTGGACTAAGATAGCTATTGGTGAGGAACAAGTTTCTTCTATAGAGGAATCTATTGCACATGAAATACAAGCTAAAATAACACCTACATCTATTACGTTGACAATTGAAAATTAATTTGTATATTTGCATCAAATAATAAATTCAAATTAAATGTCAAAAAAAATTACAGAGCAAGAGCTGGAGAAACTCCAGGGGCTTGTACAAGGATTAAACAAAATTGTTACTGACTTAGGTCTTTTAGAGACTCAGAAGCATTCAATTTTACATTCATTCAGCGATGCAGACGCCAAGTTAAATGAGTTTAAGCTTGAATTAAATGAGGCTTATGGAGATGCAAGCATTAACATCTCAACAGGTGAAATAGATGACAAAGATCAAGAATTACGAGCTAGACTCGACGATTAACGATGACGATAAAGTAATTGGTACTGACGGCTTGCCAGGTCCAAATTTTGGTAGGACTAAAAATTATTCAATTGGTTCGTTAGTAACTTACATAGATAATCAATTAGACCCTGTAGACGGGTCTGGAACACTAAATACAATCCCTATCTGGACTCCGGATGGGGATACTTTAGGTGATTCTATAATGACCTATGACACAGGAACTATTACGGTTACTGGTGGTTTAGGTATTACAGGGGCTTTGCTAGATGGCACTAGTTCATCAGGGACAGCTAATCAGATATTAACGTCAACGGGAACTCAGACGTCTTGGCAAGATTTTTCAACACTTGTACCAAACAATATTACAGGATCTGGCACGTTAAACACAATAGCAATGTTCACGCCAGACGGAACAGTTATTGGTGATTCCTTAATTACTCAAAATGCTGCAGGAACACGTATTGATATTACCGTAAATTCTACCGTAATAAGCGGAAATACGGGAATTGTTGGAAACTTAGATCTTACAGGGGTCGCTACATTTGAGAATGACATTTCAGTAGGAGAAGGATTGAAAGACGCTTCAGATAGCTACGGAACAGCCAATCAGATTTTAACGTCAACGGGAACTCAAACATCTTGGCAAGACTTCTCGACACTTGTACCAAACAACATTACAGGATCTGGTACAGTAGAGTACATACCTAAGTTTACACCAGATGGCACAGCTATTGGTGATTCTATTATGTTTACAAAACCAAATGGAATAGAACTACAAGTAGGTGTTTCAGGAGGAACAGAAACAGTACTAGGAGCTGGAGCTATTTCTACAGGTGGAGTTGGGGCAGATACCGTAACAGCAACAAACATAAACGCAGGAGCTACAGGGACACTAACAGCTTCTGGAAATATAATACTAGGTGACTCTACAGCAGACACAACAACAATAAACTCAACACTGTCAATTCTTAGCGTTGTAAAAGACAGCAATAATACTCTTGGTACAGATGGCCAAGTATTAGTGGCAAACGCAGCTAGTGAATTGTTATGGCAGGACCAAGATGGTGCTACATATACATACACATCCTCTCAGAGTGGAAGTGATGCTGTAATAAGATTATCTGATGGTGTAACTAATCAAGATGTAACGCTTGTAGCTGGAAACAGTATAACGCTTACAGATGATGGTAGCAATAATATTACAATCGCTGCAACAGGTGGAGCTGCTAATACAACATATTCATTAAATAATACTCAGGGAGCTACAACAACTGACCTACAGTTAGTTGGATCTGACGCTACCACAACTAGCTATAGATTCTCTGCTGGAACAGGGGTTACATTTGATCAAACAGTTGGAGGTGTAACTACTATTGACTTTGATATATCAGGATCAGGTGCTGTAGGTGGATCTGGAACGCTTAACACGGTTCCACTTTGGACTCCAGACGGGAATACTTTAGGAGATTCATCTTTGACTGTTGACGCAGATGGAGGTGTTACGATAATGACCGATGACGCAACAGATGAATTAACTTTATATGGAAGCGATTCAACTCTTGTTATAGAATCTCTTGTATTTGGAGATGCCACTATTAAGTTTAAGCCTAACGCAAGTAGTAGTAAATTAGGTATATTTCAGATTGTAGATCCAGTCCCAGCGTCTCCTTCTGCAAAATTTATATGGAAAGAAAGTTCTAGCGAATACATGCGCCTTGACACGGTTACTGGAAACCTAGGTGTTGGTACAACAGCAACTGCTACACACAAAATACAGGTAGAGGGGACTGAAGGTTTTAAAGCAACAGATGGTGGTAGTAGTTATTTTGAGGTTTATAAAGAGTTTGGAAGCACAGCCATTTGGAGTGGTGTAGACGGTGCGACTATATATATTGGAAGTTTTGCGCCTGCTGAAAGTCAAAATTTACAAGTCATGGGTACGGGTAAATTTAGAGACGGTATAAAAGATACATCTGATAGCGTAGGTACTTCAGGTCAAATATTAACATCTACTGGGTCACAGGTTCAGTGGGTAGATCTATCTGGATTAATACCAAACAACGTAACAGGATCTGGTACTGAGAACTCTGGTGTTCTATGGGGAGCAGGCGGAACAGTACTAACAGACTCATTGCTTAAGCATGGTACAGGTGTAAATAGTGTGGGTATAGGATTAAATAACGATACACAGGGATTAGAGTCAATTGCGTTTACTAGATCAACATCTAAGGCGGATTATTCTTTCGCTCTTGGATACGAAAGTGTAACTGATGGAGAGTTCTCTGTAACATTAGGTAAAGGTACTTACACAGCTGGTAGACACGCTATGGCTGCTAACTATAAGTCATTAGCCTTGGGTCAGAGCTCATTTGCAGGTGGACACACTAGTGCTACTGGTGGTGACGGAGCGGTTGCTTTAGGGCACAATGCATCAGCTGGAAACTTTGGAGCTGCTAAGCTAGTGGCAACATTCCCTAACGACCAAACTACGTTTGATATAGAGGGAATTGTAGGAACAGTTGAGGCTGGATTATTCATGAGATATGGAGAGAACCTTGATGTTCCAGACCCTAGAATTGAGGTATTAACATTTACTGATAACGGAAATAACTCAGCAACTTTAACTGTAGCTGCACCAGGTATACGACCAATCCAAGGGGAACTGGTAGTTTTTGAAGAAGCAACACCTTTCAGAGGGGATCACCAAGGTGGTGTAGCCTTAGGTAACGACGCTTACTCTTTAGGGGAAGGAACGGTATCTATAGGTCATACTTCTGTAGCAGAGGCTGATAAGGCTGTAGCTTTAGGAGATGCCGCTAGATCATCTGGGGCAAGCTCTGTAGCTATAGGTAAGAACGCAACGGTAACATCCACAGATACAATAGCCTTAGGTGGCGATTCAACTAAAATTTTAATAAATGCATTAGCCGCTTCATCATCTTACGCAGATGACACAGCAGCAGCAGCCGGAGGCGTCGCCATAGGTGAGCTTTACAGAAACGGAAATATAGTGCAGATAAGATTAACTTAATGGAAATAAGAAAGATTTCTCTTGGTGCGGACTATAAATCAAGTGCAATGCATTACATAGTCGGCCAAGAGGTTTTAAATAAGGAATATATTATACATTTAATCCAGTATGACTCTAATAGAGATTCTTACAAGATTTGGATAGAAAGAAAAGATGAGGTTGTTCTATGGAAAGAGTTTAACAAGAACATGCCTGCTTCAATTGAATATAACATTAATTTTTAGTATGACTAAGAATGAAATGATTGTAGCTCTAGAAGATCTTAGAGCCAAGAAGTCAAAAACTAAGGATTTTATTGAGCAAATGGAAATTGCCGATGAGATTCATAATATTGAAATGAAATTAAATGGAGTTAAGCCTACAGATTCTAGTATAGACTGTATTGGTTGCGGCTCGTAAATTAAATAAATGAAATCACCCTTTAACTTTATTGTACGCCCGTACAATGGTAGAAGGTATGATAACGTAAAAGAGATTGGTGGTATTGACTTTATAACCAGCACGTCTCAGGAGGATCATACCGTATCTAATAGATATGCCGAGGTAGTAGAAACGCCTATAGGATATGAAGGCGAAATAGAGCCTGGAGATACTATTATAGTGCACCACAATGTTTTCAAATATTATAATGACATGAAGGGTCGTCAAAAGAGCGGTAAGAGCTTCTTTAAGGATGACCTATTTCTTGTTGATGATTACCAGTATTTCTTGTATAAACACAAGGACGAGTGGAAGGCTGAGGATCAGTTTTGCTTTGTCAAGCCTGTTCCTAAGGAAGATTTCTACTTACACGTACCTGGAGTTGAGCAACCACTTGTTGGTGTTATAAAATATACAAATAATAAATTATTATCTTTAGGAGTAAACGAAGGGGATTTAGTCTCTTTTAAACCTGATAGTGAGTACGAATTTGATATTGAAGGAGAGAAACTATATAGGGTATTTACTAGCAGTATAACAATGAAGTTATGAACTCAAAAGAAACTAAGTTAAGAATAATTCAGGCAGGCCACAAGGCTGTTGAACAGTTAATAAAGGTAGCTGAAGAGCATATCATAAAGTATGGAGAAGATGATGAGTTAGCGGCTGACAAGTTAAAGAACGCAGCAGCAACCAAAAAGCTTGCTATATTTGATGCATTTGAGATACTGTCTAGAATTGAGTCTGAGAAAGCCTTAATAGATGAATCTGAGACACCAACTAAAAACATGAATAGTTTTGCAGAAAGAAGAGCTAAATAAGGACTTATATAAGGTCGTTGACATTATACCTTCAGCTGTGTTGAAGAGAAAGAATAAGGCTAAGACTTTTGAGTATGGTTACAACGAAAAGTATGATGTTGTGGTTATATCTAGGGATGGGACTGTTGGGGATGTTATAAGTATAAACAATATAAATATAGGTCTACCTTCAACACCTTCTGATGTATATAAAAGATCACAAAAGAAGGAGGATCAATACTGGGAGGTTTATGAATATCCAAAGCAATTAAAGCAGATAAAATCTATATTTCAGTGGAATGAATCTCCTAAAGAATTTAAATCAAAGTGGGTAGACTATATAGAGTCTGAGTTTGATCGTCGTGAGAATGGTTATTGGTTCTACAATAATGGTACACCTACATATATTACAGGTACTCACTATATGTACCTTCAATGGACAAAAATAGATGTGGGTAACGCAGATTTTCGTGAGGCTAACCGTATATTTTTTATATACTGGGAGGCTTGCAAGGCTGATAATAGGAGTTTTGGAATGGTTTATTTAAAGATAAGACGTTCAGGGTTTTCTTTTATGTCTTCCTCAGAAAGTGTTAATACTGCAACACTAGCAAAAGACGCTAGGGTAGGTATATTGTCTAAGACTGGTTCAGATGCTAAGAAGATGTTCACTGATAAGGTTGTTCCTATATCTAGTAATTACCCTTTCTTTTTTAAGCCAGTGCAAGATGGTATGGATAAACCAAAGACTGAATTAGCATATCGTGTACCAGCATCAAAGATTTCTAAGAAGAATATGTATGATATTGATGACTCTGGATTAACGGGGCTTGATACGACTATTGACTGGAAAAATACAGACGACAATAGTTATGATGGGGAGAAGCTATTGCTACTCGTGCATGATGAGAGTGGTAAATGGGTTAAGCCAAATAACATACTAAATAACTGGCGTGTAACAAAAACTTGTTTACGTTTGGGTAGTAAGATAATTGGCAAGTGTTTAATGGGGTCAACCTCAAATGCACTAGATAAAGGTGGGGATAACTTCAAGAAACTGTATAACGACTCAAACCCATCAGATAGAAACTCAAATGGTCAAACTAAAAGCGGTATGTATTCACTTTTTATCCCTATGGAGTGGAATATGGAAGGGTTTATAGATAGGTATGGAATGCCTGTTTTTTATAAGCCATCAAAACCTGTTATAGGTGTTGACGGTTCTATGATAAACAATGGTGCTATTGATTATTGGAAGGCAGAGGTAGACTCTTTAAAAGGAGATCCAGACGCATTAAACGAGTTTTACAGACAATTTTCAAGGACAGAGTCTCATGCGTTTAGAGATGAAAGCAAGGCCTCTATATTTAATCTTACAAAGATTTACCAGCAAATAGATTATAACGATAACTTAATAAAAGACAGGGTTTTAACTAGGGGGTCTTTTCATTGGGAAAATGGTAAGGTAGACACAAAGGTTGTATGGTCTCCAGATTCTAGGGGGAGGTTTTTAGTTTCTTGGTTACCTAATAGTTTATTACAGAATAGACAGGATCGTAAGAACGGTCTTAAGATACCTGGTAATTCTCATTTAGGGTCATTTGGTTGTGATTCATATGATATATCAGGAACAGTTGGCGGCGGAGGTTCTAATGGAGCGCTACACGGTTTAACTAAGTTTCATATGGATGACGCACCAGTTAACGAGTTTTTTTTAGAGTACGTTGCAAGGCCTCAAACTGCTGAGCTATTTTTTGAGGATGTTCTAATGGCTTGTGTATTTTATGGGATGCCTATATTAGCAGAGAACAATAAGCCTAGGCTTCTTTATCACTTCAAGAATAGAGGATACAGGCATTACTCACTAAATAGGCCAGATAAAGCCACTAGGAAGCTCTCAGGATCCGAAAAAGAGCTAGGGGGTATACCTAACTCATCTGAGGCGGTAAAACAAGCACACGCAGCCGCTATTGAGACTTTTATAGAGAAATATGTTGGCATAGACACTGAAGGCGTATATAGATCTCCTGATGAGATGGGGACAATGTATTTTAGTAAGACACTTCAGGATTGGGCTAGGTTTGATATAAACAATAGGACTAAATTTGATGCCTCAATAAGCTCAGGATTAGCTATAATGGCTAACCAGCAGCACCTATATAAAAACGTTAAAAAAGAGTCCAAAATAAGCATTAACTTTGCAAGATATAATAATAACGGAATATCTAGTAAATTAATTAGATGAAAGAGATAAATATATCTATTAACCCATCTTCTTTTCCAAGTCAATATGTTCCTGATTCTATAAAGAAAACCAATGAATTTGGTCTTAAGATAGGTCAGGCGATTCAGTATGAATGGTTCAGAAAAGACAATGGAGGTTCTAAGTTTTACGATCAATGGGATTCTTTCCATAAATTAAGGCTTTACGCAAGAGCAGAGCAATCTGTTGGAAAATATAAGAATGAATTATCAATAGATGGTGATTTGTCGCATTTAAACTTAGACTGGACACCCGTCCCTATTATACCTAAGTTTATTGACATTGTAGTAAATGGTATGTCAGATAGGTTGTTTGACATAAAGGCGTACGCTCAAGATGCGTTATCCGCAGAGAACAGAAACAAGTACCAAGAAAGTATTGAGGCCGATATGGTTTCAAAGGACCTGCTTACTCAAATAAAAGAGGACTTTAACGTTGATGCATTCAACACTAATCCTGATGATCTACCAGAGGATGATGATGAGCTTACACTGCACATGCAATTGAACTATAAGTCATCAATAGAGTTAGCTCAAGAAGCTGCAATAAACACTGTTCTTTCTGAGAACCACTATGAAGATACACGAAAAAGAGTAATATATGATTTAACCACGGTAGGGATTGGGATTACTAAGCATGAGTTCTTGCCAGGCGCAGGCGTTGTTGCTAAGTACGTAGACCCTGCTAATGTGGTATATAGCTACACAGAGGATCCAAACTTTAAGGATTGCTTCTACTGGGGTGAGGTAAAAACAGTCCCTATAAATGAGGTGCTTAAAATAGATCCAGATTTAAGTAAAGATGATCTAGAAAAGATCGCACAATCAAGTTCACAGTGGCATGACCACTTTAACGCTACTCAGTTTTATAACAATTCGTTATTCAACAATGACACGGTTACATTACTCTACTATAACTACAAGACCACTAAGAAGTTTGTTTACAAGCAAAAAGGTGAGAAAGTAATACAAAAAGACGATGAGTTCAATCCTCCAGCAGAAATGATGGAAGAAAGAGGGTTTGACAAGGTAGAGAAAACTATAGACGTTTGGTATGAGGGTGTTATGGTTATGGGAACAAACATAATACTTAAGTGGAATATGTCTGAGAACATGGTTAGACCTAAGTCTGCCTCTCAACATGCTACCCCTAATTATATTGCATGTGCACCTAGAATGTACAAAGGCAAGATAGAGTCTACATTAAGACGTATGATTCCATTTGCTGATCTTATACAGATGACGCACATGAAGCTTCAGCAGGTTATACAGAAGGTTGTACCGGACGGTGTATTTATTGACGCTGATGGACTTAATGAGGTTGATTTAGGTAATGGTTCTGCTTACAATCCAGAGGACGCACTAAGGTTATACTTCCAAACAGGTAGTGTAATAGGCAGAAGTTTCACTGGAGACGGAGACTTTAATAATGCTAGGGTTCCAATTCAAGAGCTAGCTAAGAACTCAGCACAAGGGAAAATATCTAGCTTAATAGGTAGTTATAATCATTACCTCCAGATGCTTAGAGATGTAACAGGCTTAAATGAAGCAAGAGACGGCTCTATGCCAGATCCAAATTCATTGGTTGGTTTACAGAAAATGGCCGCATTAAATAGTAACACAGCAACAAGACACATACTAGATGCTAGCTTAGATATCAGTAGAGATTTAGCTGTTGCGTTGTCATCTAGAATATCTGATGCACTAGAGTATTACCCTTACAAAGAGGAGTTTGTTATGCAGATTGGTAAGTATAACGTAGACCTTCTTAACGATATAAAAGACTTACATATATATGACTTTGGTATATTTATAGAGATGGCTCCAGATGAAGAAGAAAAGCAACAGTTAGAGGCAAACATACAGGTTGCACTATCTAGAGATTCTATTGATCTTGATGATGCTATTGATATAAGAGAGGTTAGGGATACAAAACTAGCTAACCAATTACTAAAGGTTAAGCGAAAGAAAAAAGAGAAGAAGAAACAGGAGTATGAGATGCAGAAGATGCAATCTCAACAACAAGGCCAGATGCAATCTCAACAAATGGCGGCTCAAGCGGCGGCTCAAAAACTCCAGATGGAGACTCAGTCAGAGATGCAGATTGCGCAAGCAAAGGCAGGATTTGATATTGAGAGAATGCGTGGAGAGGCACAAATAAAGTCTGAATTAATGAAGCTTGAGTTTGACTTAAACATGCAATTAAAGGGTGTTGAAGTTAAAGCTTTAAAAGATAGAGAAGATTTAAAAGAAAAATCTAAGGATAATAGAATAAGTAAACAGAACACACAGCAATCTAAGTTGATAGAACAAAGACAGAAGGATTTACCTCCAATAAACTTTGAATCAAACGAGGATACGCTGGATGGTTTTGACTTAGCGGAGTTTGAACCTCGCTAATAAATTAAATTAAATAATGCGTATTTTTGCGTTTTAAATCAAATTAAATATGGAATTAAAAGTAAAAGCGGTCCCCGGACCAGGTGAAAAGTCTGTACAAGAAGTTGAAGAAACTTTACTGGAACAGCATGAAGAGACTACTACGGATGTTGAAGAAACAAAAGAAGTTGATCAACAACCTGTAGAAGAAGAAGTTACTGCTGACGAAGAGGTTGTCAGTGAAGCTGAAGAATTAGTTAAAGAATTTGGCGAAGAGGACGTTCTTTCATTTATTAAGAGTAAATATAACAAAGACATTGCATCTGTTGACGATTTGTTTTCTAAGGAAACACAAGAGTTACCAGAGGATGTGTCTGCGTTCTTAAATTATAAAAAAGAAACCGGTCGAGGTATCAATGATTTTATGAAGCTACAGGCTGATTTTGATCAAATGAAACCAGATCAGTTATTGCGTGATTACTATGCGTCTACGGAGGAAGACCTTGACTCAGAAGATATTGAATATCTTATGGGGGAGAAGTTTTCTTATGATGATGAACTAGACAGTGAGTCCGAGATTAAGCAGAAGAAGATCGCAAAGAAAAGAGAACTTGCTAAGGCAAAGAAATATTTTA